TGGCCCTGAGTGAAAAAATCGCTCAAAAACCTCTTTACCGCCTCTGCGTACACTGGAATGATTACTCCAGTGCCCACGAGACGTTGAACCTCGGTTCGGCGTCGACAAAGAATGTCCGACGACCTAACGGGTCCCTATCGTGTAGTTGCAAGTTGTGCGACTTCTCTGCCACGGTAGCTGAGTTCCACCAGAGAACTGAAACAGATTCTGGAGTGCCTAAGCTTAAGGAAGCTTGGGCGCGAACCCGCGCTATTATGGTGGCGTGGGGAGAAGTCCTCGAATTTTGGTGTCCCTCTATTGAAGCGCGTTCTAAGAACGTTGCTTACAGGAAGAGGTCGAAACTTGTAGAGAGTTTCGCAAAGACTGCTGCATTTTTGTTTGCGGCGGCTTTGGACGGAGAATTCGAGGCAAGCGTGAAGGAGACCGTTACGGTCCTTCAAGCTTGGGCGATGGGTAAGAAAATAGTCCGCAACCCGGAACTATTTTGCTTATTTGGCCCTCTGGAGCGATTGGTGCGGCGTCATTGTAAACGAGCTCTTGGCTTGTTTAGAGTGGACCGCGCCAATTGCAAGGTCGCTTCCCAGGAAATGATCCGATCGTTGTACGAAGCCAAGCGCTGCTGTTTAAAAGTAGCAGAATGCGTTGAAGCTAAGGCGATGAAAGATCATAAGGAAGCGATGCAGAGGAAGGATTTCACAGATCCTGAGTTCCTTGATGTAGTGCGCATGGCAACTCGAATTGTTTTCCCGGAAGGGATGCAATACGAACCTGCTTTATGCGTACCGACCTTCTCGGCCTGTTTAGAAAACGGGCGGGGAGACGGCGGGAACCACGGATATGTCAGCGTAGATCGTGACATAGTTTCGTTCGGACTTGGTGCACAGTTGGAGTCGATGTCGAGCGAGCAGGAATCTGCTTGCTTGATAGCTTCTCTTTCTGAGGATCACCGGGTCCAGTACCAAGCGATACCTGAGCCTTGTAAGGTTCGGGTGATCACTAAGGGCAGAGCGAATTTGTACACGGGTTTAAGAAGATTGCAAGGGTTTATGTTAAGCCAGTGGAAGAAGATGCCTTTCGGGACAATGACCGACTCCTTTGAGGAGCGATTAAATTTCCGAATCGAGGATGAATCCCTCATCGATGATGGGGACCTCAACATTTCGGGCGACTATTCGTCAGCCACTGATAAAATGCACATGGACGTATCTCTCACTATTATGGAGGAGATTCTCAGAAACGTTGGTTTACTGGGATCCCTTCTAGGTGATTGCGCAATTCGCTCGTTTACCGGGGCACTCATTGAGTATCCTGATGGCGATGTGATTGAGCAGACGAATGGCCAATTAATGGGTCATCCGTTGAGTTTCGTCCTATTATGTATAGAAAACCTTGCAACTTATATGTACACGACTAATCGTTATACTCTCCTGGAATTGGTTCGTTCTCCGTTTTTAATCAACGGTGACGATATCCTGTTCCGTGGAACTGTTGAGATGTACGACCGCTGGAGGGCGGCGTCATCTAGGTTAGGAC